AAGGGCGGAATCCCCCGGCCCATCTCTACGTGCGCCTCCGCAGATAAAGCAGGTTTATGATGGAGCCCCTGATGCGAGAGATCGAGGCGAGACATGGGCGGTAGAGGATCCGGGCGCAGGCCCAAGCCGACTGAGCAGAAGCGGCGGCTGGGCAACCCGGGGAAGCGAGCCCTGCCCTCGCAGGTTGCGGAGGTCATCGTTGGGGCTTTCGCCCCGGAGGAGATGGAGCCGCCTCGGACTCTGGGCAGATTCGGCAGGGCTCTGTGGGATCAGGTCTGGCAGGGAGGGGCTGCGTGGCTGAAGCGATCCCTCGACACGGAGTTGGTGCTGATGGCCTGCGAGATGACTGATGAGCGCATCATCCTCCGGGCGGCTGTGCTGCAGCATCCCGAGGATTGGCGCAAGCGGCGAGCCCTCCGCGATCTCGATAAGCAACTGCAGTCTCTCCTCGGCCAACTCGGCTTCTCTCCGACTGATCGAGGTACGCTGGGCATCGGTGAGATCAGGGAGCATGGCTTCAGCGAACTCCACAAGCGCATCGCCGCCAAGAGGCACGGCTCCGCATAGCAGGTGGGCTCCCACCTACTTCACGCCTCGCATCCATCGGCCCAGCGATGGAGATGAGATCGTCGAGTTCGCCCGGGAGCATTTCACCGTTCTCAAAGGTTTCAAGGCTGGGCATCCTCTGGAGTTCACCGCATGGCAGAGATGGCTCCTCCGGGCTCTCTATGAGCGGCGACCCGATGGCAGACTCCGCTACCGCAGGGCTCTGATCGGGCTCCCTCGCAAGCAGGGCAAGAGTCTCCTCGGCTCCGCCATCGCAGTTTACGGAATGGTGGCAGGCGAGCCGGGGGCTGAGATTTATGCAGTCGCCGGAGACAGACAACAGGCGAGGATCATCTTCAACGAGGCGAAGTCTCAGATCATGGCCTCCCCGATGCTGACTGCTGAAACGAAGGTGTATCGAGATGCCGTTGAGATGCCTCGCTTCGGTTCCGTGTTCAGGGTTCTCTCCTCGGAGTTCAGATCGCAGGCAGGCCTCAACCCGAGCCTCGTGCTATTTGACGAACTGTGGAATCAGCAGAGCGCAGACCTCTACGACCAGATGAGCCTCGGCTCGGGCGCGAGGCTGGAGCCGCTCATCATCTCCATCACCACCGCTGGGTACGACCTCGACTCGGTATGTGGGCAGCAGTATCAGTACGGTAAGCAGATCGCCTCCGGGGAGATCGCGGATGAGCAGTTCGGATTCTGGTGGTGGGAAGCCCCGGCAGACTGCGCCATCACCAACAAGAAAGCATGGAGGCGAGCGAACCCGAACATTGCTGAGGGTCTCCTCGATCCTGCAGACCTAGAGGCCGCAACGAAGCAGACTGCGGAACTTGCGTTCAGGAGATGGAGACTGAATCAGTGGGTTCGCACTCAGGAGTCGTGGCTCCCCATCGGGGCGTGGGATGCCTGCCGCTCAGACCTTGCGCTCAGCCCGGATCTACCCGTGTGGGTAGGGATAGACATGGCGTTGAAGCACGACTCCATCGCCGTAGTCGTAGCGCAGCCGCAGGATGATCGCCTCGTAGTCAGAGCCCGAGTCTGGAACCCGAGCGAGCAGGGGGTTGATGTAGCGGAGGTCGAGCAGCATCTCCGGGGCCTCGCCGCCTCCTATCAGGTGCAGGAGTTCGCCTACGACCCCTCCTTCTTCCAACGCTCAGCGGAAGCCCTCGCGGATGATGGTCTCCCGATGGTCGAGTTCCCCCAGAGCGCACAGCGAATGGTGCCTGCCTGCGGCAACGCCTACGAACTGATTGTCGCCGGGAGGGTCGCCCACGATGGGAGCCCAACCCTGAGCGATCATGTGCTATCGGCGGCCCAGAGGATGACCGAGCAGGGCTTGAGACTCAGCAAGGGCAAGAGTAAGCGGAAGATAGATGCCTGCATCGCCCTCGTGTTAGCGTTGGATCGAGCAACGAAACGGCAGCGATCCGAGGCGGCCCCAACGGTTCTCAACATTTGGCGATGAACAGAACCCACATCACAACAGCAGCAGAGATCATCGGCGGAGGTCTCATCGTTCTCGGCATCGGCCTGTGGACTATCCCCGGAGCCCTCATCGCAGCAGGTATCCTTCTCATCCTCGCAGGAGGTCTCGCAGCATGAGTTTGTGGCGCAACAGAGAGAGGCGAGCCCTCCCCTATGATCTCGACCCCTACCAAATCTCCGCTCGGCCCTTCTACCCAAACTATTCGGGCGAGGTGGTCACCGAATCATCGGCGTTCGGATCCTCGGCGTTCCTTTCCGCAGTCTCAATCATCGCAGACTCCATCGCCGCAATGCCTCTGGAGTTGTACCGCAAGCGAGGAGACCGCATCGAGGTTCTGCCTACACCGAGCGTTCTGCAGAAGCCGAACGAACACCAAACGATGTTTGAGTTCATCCACCAAACGGTTCTGTCGCTGACCACTCATGGATGCGCCTACATCTTTGCGCCTCGGAATCCCGGCGAGATGCCCGTTGAGATGATCAACCTGCATCCTCAGCACATCAAGGATGTGTACTCGGATACCGATGGCTCGTATCAGTACGAGATCAACAGGGAGAGATACTCAACCTCGCAGATCAAGGGAATCCACTGGATCATCCTCCCGGGCAGGCGCAGAGGCATCTCTCCGCTGGAGGCCAACCGCAACTCAATCGGTACTGCGATGGCGATGGATCGCTACCTCGCTCAGTTCTACGGAGAAGGCGCAACCCCATCCTCCGTGCTGGAGACCGATGGCTCACTCACTCAGGAGCAGGCAGAACTCGTTAGGCGCAACTGGGAGGATTCGCACTACAAGCATCGCCGCCCAGCAGTCCTCACCTCAGGGCTGAAATGGAAACCGATAGTGACCTCAGCCGCCGATTTGCAAATGTTGGAGCATCGAGAGGCTCTAGTGCGAGACATAGCACGGGCCTATCGCATCCCCCTCCATCTCATCAACGGAACAGGCGGAGACTCGCAGACCTATCAGAACGTGGAATCCGCTGGTATCAACTTCGTGCGCTACACGCTCCTGCCGTGGATGCGGAGGATCGAGGTCGCCATCTCTGACCTCCTGCCGATGCCGCAGCAGGTCAAGTTCAACGCCGATGAGTTCGAGAGGGCAGACCTGCTCACTAGAGTCCGGGCGCAGCAAGCACAAATCATGTCTGGAACGCTGAGCCCGAACGAAGCCCGAGATCAAGAGGATCGGGAGCCCTATGAGGGAGGAGATCAGTTCGTTCTCGGCATCTCTGGCACGGCTGTTGCCGGAGTCGAGGGGGGCGAGTTGCCCACCATCGGATCCGATGCTCAGCGGCCTGAAAGGTAGCAACTGATGCCGTACGGAATCTCAGACAACGCCCCGGGCTGCAGCGGATGGGCCGCAGTCAAACAGGAGGATGATGGCAGTCTCGATGTGATCGGATGCCACGACACCAAAGATGAGGCCATCGCACAGATGGTCGCGGCCTCGATCTCTGAAGGCATCGAGCCGCTCGGGGAGATCTCGGCGGCGGAACCCATGATTGAGGAGCGTCAGGAGCCTGATCTCTCGGCCCCCTCGTTCATGCGAGCATCAGCCGAGCGAGGGCTCCGGCTGCATGAGGAGGGCAAGTCAGGCTCCGGCCTGGTGCCTCAAACGGTCGAGGATGCGCGAAAGATGGCGGCTGGGCAGGTCTCCGAGCAGAAGTGGCGCAAGATAGGGCCGTGGATTGCGAGGCACATCGTTGATCTCGCGGCGGTAGATGAGCCCGGAGAGATCACGCCGGGGCTGGTCGCCATGCTCCTCTGGGGCGGCGGCTCCAGCAGATCGAGCGCAGAGAGGGCTCAGGCCTATGCGGAACGCATCGTAGAGCGGCTCGATGAGGCAGAGGAGAGGGCAGACCCTCCAGCCCCCAAGAGCGATCAGATCACAGGTTCCGACAAGAACGAGCCGGGGTCAGCCAAAGACAAGATGGGCAAGATCACTCTCTCGGATGCGATAGAGAGCAGCCTTCAGAAGAAAGCCACCGAACATAACGAGAAGATGGCTGCTGATGATCGCCCTTCGTGGACTCGGGTGAGGGTCGGGGCTCTGCGCTCGGTTTGGCGGAGAGGAGCAGGGGCGTTCTCATCGTCGCACCGCCCGGGGATGAGCAGGCAACAGTGGGCGATGGCGAGGGTGAATGCCTTCCTGTATCTGGCTCGCACAGGTAGGCCCGAGAACCCTAAGTATGTGACCGATAACGACCTGCTCCACCCCGATCATCCTCGTCACTCAACGCAGGATAGAAACTCCGCCAACGAGGGTGTAGAGTTCCTGCCACCTATGGCTGACTCCGCTTCTGAGTTCCGCTGGTGCGTGAGAGATGATGAGGCGCAGCAGCGATCCTTTGCGTTCACGAACCTCGCGGTTCGCAAGCAGGGGGATGGGAACAGGTTGATGGGATACGCCGCAGTCTTTGACTCGCCCTCTGAGCCGATGCCGTTCATCGAGTATGTGCGGAGGGGGGCGTTCACCAAGACCCTGAACGATGGAGCCGATGTGAGACTCCTCGTAGATCACGAGGGTGTACCTTTGGCTCGCACAAAGTCTGGAACCCTCACGCTGAGCGAGGATGATACGGGCCTGATGGTGGAGGCCGAACTCGATCCTGCGAACCCTGATGCCCAGAGAGTCCTCTCAGCGATGAGCCGGGGAGACCTCTCGCAGATGTCGTTTGCGTTCCGCACCATCAAGGATTCGTGGAGCCCTGACCGCTCGGTGAGGGAACTCCGGGAGGTGCAACTATTCGATGTTTCGGTAGTGACCTTCCCTGCCTATGAGGAGACCTCGGCAGAGTTGCGAACCGCCCAGACCTCTGGTACGCTCCCTACTGTCGCTACGGCACTCAGGCAAGCACAACTGAGGATCGCCAGAGCGAAACGGCAGCCGCAATAGAGCCGATCCGATGAGGATCACTCGCAGAAGCACTCCGAGACAATCAGAGACAAACGAAACGAGGCAACCGTGAAGCACTCAGCCACTCTCATCGAGAAGCGCACTGCGCTGATCAGCGCGAGCGAGAACATCGTGAACGAGGCGCAGGCCGCAGGCCGCGACATAACCTCCGAGGAGGATGCAGCAGTTGCAGCCAACCTCGATCAGATCCGCTCGCTGGATGAGCAGATCGCTCGCTACAGCGAACTTGAAGAGCGTCAGGCGAAGGCTGCGGAGATCCGAGCCGAGGTCAAACTAGAGGAGACCGCCGTGACCACCATCAAGTCAGAACCACGCACCTACAGCCCGGAGAGCAGCAACTCGTTCCTCCGCGATGCGTTCTCGGCGCAGTTCAACAACGACTACGCCGCCCGGGAGCGACTCTCTCGCCACATGAACGAGGAGCGTGTCGAGCGTCGTGATGTGACCTCAACGAACTTCTCAGGTTTGGTCGTTCCGCAGTTCCTCACCGAACTCGCCGCACCGCTCGCACGAGCAGGTCGCCCCGTTGCGGATCGCGCTCGCAAGCACGCTCTCCCCGATGCAGGTCTGACCATCTCGATCTCGAAGGTCACCACGGGTTCCGCAGTTGCGGAGCAGACCGAAGGTGCAGCCGTGCAAGAGACGAACATTGACGATACGAAACTCGACCTGACGGTGAAGACCATCGCTGGTCAGCAGAATGTTTCGCGTCAGGCGATTGAGCGTGGAACGAATGTTGATTCGCTGGTCATCGCGGATCTCATCGCCGCATACCACACGAAACTCGACGAACTGCTGGTGGCGGAACTGTTCACCTCGGCAGGTCAGGCCGTGACCTACACGGATGGCGACCCGACGGTTGCAGAGTTGTACCCGAAGTTGGCGGATGCGGTGCAGAAGGTGCAAACGACCTTCTTTGCAGGCCCGAACGCGATCATCATGCATCCTCGCCGCCTCGCCTTCATCTTGGCTGCGGTGGATAGCACCAACCGCCCGCTTGCGGTTCCGTCACCCGTTGCCCTCAACCCTGTGGCAACAGGTGCAGGATCTGCTCAGTACGGCAACAGCGGCTACAGCATCCTCGGCCTCCCGGTCATCACCGATGCAAACGTGGCCACGAACAAAGGATCAGGCACGAATCAAGACACCATCTATGTGGGCAACTTCCAAGAGTTGCACCTGTTCGAGCAGGCTGGTGGCGATCCGATGCTCCTCCGCTTCGAGCAGCCGAAGGTTGCCGAACTCGATGTGACCCTCGTGGTGTACGGATACTCGGCCTTCACGGCGAACCGCTACCCGAACGCTTGGGCTCAGATCAACGGCACGGGCTTGGTCACACCGACCTTCTAACTGAGGGTTCTCTGATCGCGGAGGCATCAGCCTCCTCTACGATGGAGGCATGATGAGCCACGCACGACAACAGGAGATCACGGCTCTGCTCGTTGAGCGGAGAGGCTATGAGGCCAGAGGTCTCCGGGATCGAGTCGCCGCCGTTGATGCTGCTCTAGCGGCCCTCGGGCATGAGATGGAGACCACCTCGCTCTCCCCGGAGACTGAGCGAGCCATCGCTCCTCGCGCCCGGAAGCGCAGGAAGCCGTGAGTATCACCAACGGATACGCAACGCTGGCGGAGGTCAAATCAGTTCTCCGCCTGACCGATAACACGGATAACAGTCTGCTGGAGCAGGCCATCGAGGGAGCCTCTCGGCGCATTGACGGGTACTGCAATCGGTTCTTCTATCAGACCGCCTCAACCGCCATCCGGCTCTACAGCAACTACTCCTACCATCTCACGGTGCAGGATCTCTCGACCACCAGCATCACGCTGAAGACGGATAATGATGGCGACGGAACCTACGAGACCACATGGAGCCTGAACACCGACTACATACTCGCGCCAACGAACGCATCGCTGCAGTCTCGCCCCTACACCCTGATCCAAGCAACGGGCGGCAAATCGTTCCCCCTCTTCTCCCCTCCCGATCTCCCGGGCGTTGAGGTCACGGCAGTCTGGGGATGGCCCTCCGTTCCCTACGATGTGAGGGAGGCCTGCATCCTCCTCTCGATCCGTGGCTTCGCCAGATACAACTCAGCCCTCGGCGTTGTCGGGTTTGGAGACATGGCCCTTCAGGTGCGCTCCGTTGATCCCGATGTGCGAGACCTCCTGCAGCCCTACCGCATCCTCGGGCTCGCCTGATGCCTGCAACGGTCTCTCAGGTCGCCTCCGGGCTGCAGACTCGGCTCGGCACCATCTCGGGGCTGAGGGCCTACTCCAATCAGCCAGAGCAACTCAATCCCCCGTTCGCCTTCCCCGTTCTCCAGCAGGTTGAGTATCACAGAGCGATGGGAGGGGGCGATGTGCTGATGACTTGGGGCATCACCGCAGTCACAGGCCGCTGGGTGGATCGCACAGCCCACAGTCTGCTGGATGGATACCTAGCCTATTCCGGGGCCTCCTCGATCAGAGCAGCCATAGAGGCAGATCCGACTCTCGGAGGAGTCTGCAGCACGCTGGTCGTTGCCTCGGCTGCGAACATTACCTCTCTCACGGTTGCGGATGCTGACTTCCTTCAGGTACAGTTCACGGTGACGGTTCACGGCTAGGAGACTCAACATGGCTCAGTACAAAGTGACTAGCGACCTGCTCTCAGGTCACAAGCACGGCGATCTGGTCACCGAGGAGGATCTCCCGGGCGCGAACATTCCGGCTCTCATCGAGGCAGGCCACCTCGGAGTCGTGGGCGTTCCAAAGAGCAAGGCCGACAAGGATAAGGAGTAATCGCTCATGGCACAAATCGTTCTCAAAGATGTGACTGTTTCAATCAACAGCGTGGATCTCGCCAGCCGAGCCACGAATGTGACGATCAACTACGAGAAAGAGGCGATTGAGGTCACTGCGTTCGGAGACAACAGCCGCAAGTTCACGGATGGTCTCGGCAACATCTCGGCAACCGTCACACTCAATCAGGATTTCGCTGCAGCGAACGTGGAAGCGACCATCTTCCCACTCGTTGGCACAACCACGACAGTCGTTTTCAAGCCGACCTCCGCCGCAGTCTCCTCAACAAACCCGTCATACACCATCACGGGTGCGTACCTCGCTTCGCACACCCCGATCAACGGCGGTGTCGGAGAACTCGGAACGACTGAACTCACCTTCCAAGGTGGGTCAATCGCAAAGGCAACATCGTAATCTGAGCATCGCAGAGGAGCAGGGCCGATGAAGATTGCATTGACGGTTGAGTTCATCAACGGCGACAAAGCCGATGTGGATGCGGCGTTCCCCGATTTCGTGGGGTTTGAACGCACATGGAATCGGAGCGTGGCTCGCCTCGACTCAGACCTCCGGCTCACTGATCTCGCATGGCTCGCTTGGTCTGCGCTGACTCGCACCAAGCAGACTGCCCTCCGCTTCGATCCAGATTGGGTTAGCACCGTGGTTGCCTGCACTCCGCGAGAGGCGGCTGATCCCGGCCCTTTGGATCAGAGTCAGCCACCTACCTGATCGCGGCTCTCGCCTGCGAAACAGGAATAGCACCGCTCGATCTCCTCGACTCAGGCGATGAGATGATCAGAGAAATGTGGGCGTACCTCCGCTGGAAGGCGGAGAGGATGCGCCGCTGATACCATCGGAGTAATCATGGCCGCAGTGACTCAGATTGACGGAATCAAGAAGGTGCTGCAGGAACTCTATTACCTTGATAGGTCGCTCCATAAGACCATCACGGGGAGGATGCGCACGGCGGCGCAACCCATCGCAGACTATGTGGGTACGCTGTTCCCCGAGTCGGATGCTCTGAGCGGATGGCAGGCATCAGCCTCCGGGCAGAGAACCGCCGGGGGGTTCCCTAAGTACTACGGCCCATCAGCCCGGAAGGGGATCAAGGTCAGAACGGGCGGCAGGGTCAATCGCGCTACGGGGATGGCCCCCATCGTCAAACTTGTGCAGACAGATCCGGCAGGAGCCATCTTCGACATCTCAGGCCGCTCCTCCTCCGGCAAGCACCCCAACTTCATCCCGAACCTCCGGGGCAAGCAGGGGGAGGCATCGAGGGCGATGTGGCCCGGAGTTCTCTCCAAGTTCCCAGCCATCGAGAGCGAGATCAGGGCCGCCATCGCGGAGGCGGAGAAGGTAGTGAACGACTCGTTGGCGGCAGGAGCGGAGTCTCGCACGGCGAAGCAGTCTGCGTTTGCATCCGCCCGGGGGCGCACATCGCTCGGCAGGTTCGGACTGAGGGGGATCTGAGATGGCAGTAGTCGTACCTATCATTTCCACCTTCGATGCGAAGGGCATAGATCGAGCGATCCGCGACTTCAAGCGGCTGGAGTCTGGCTCAGACAAGGCGGCGTTCGGGCTGCTCAACGCCAACAAGGCGGCAGGATCTCTCGTTGCTGGGCTCGCGAAGATTTCAGCAGTCGCCATCGGGGCGGCGGCAGTCATCGGCAAGAACCTCGTGGATGCGGCCTCTGCGCTGGAGGAGTCACAGAGCAAGGTCAATGTGGTGTTCGGAGACTCCGCAGGGATCATCGAGGACTTCGCCAACAAGAGCGCAATCGCCGCAGGCATCTCCAAACAGGCGGCCCTAGAGGCTGCAGGAACCTACGGCAACCTGTTCCAAGCGTTCGGAGTCGGGAGGGAGCAGGCGGCCAACATGAGCGTCACGCTCGTTCAGTTGGCGGCGGATCTCGCCTCGTTCAACAACACCAGCGTTGAGGATGCCATCCAAGCCCTGCGATCAGGTCTCTCCGGGGAGACTGAGCCACTCAAACGGTTCGGTGTTGCGATCAACGATGTGCGCCTGAAGCAGGAGGCTCTCAACCTCGGGCTCTACAGCGGCAAAGGCAACCTTGATGTGGCGGCCAAATCTCAGGCTGCATACGCCCTGATCCTGAAAGACACGGCCCTCGCTCAGGGAGACTTTGAGCGCACCTCGGATGGGGCAGCGAATCAACAGCGCATCCTCGCGGCGCAGTTCCAGAACATCCGGGCAGAGATCGGCACGGCCCTCCTCCCCGTGTTCAAGGCGATGCTCACCTTCATCAACGACCGGATCCTCCCCGTTCTCCAGCAGTTCGCAAACCTGCTCGGGGAGAGAGGAGCCGGGGCTGCATTCAGATTCTTGGGGGAGTCGGTTCTCAACTTCACCTCAAACCTCGGCCCGATGGCATCCGCCATTTATGCAGTCGCCGGGGCTCTAGTGACTCTCCGAGCCGCAGCCATCGCCTACACGGTTGCGGCGAACGCTGCGAAACTCGCCAACATCGCCTTTGGGGCATCTTTCGCAGTCACGCCCATCGGTCTGATCGCGGCTGCAATCGCAGCAGTGATCGCCATCATCGCGATTCTGATGGTGCGATTCGAGGGCTTCCGTAAGGTTGCGATTGCTGCAATCAACGTGGTGATAAAGGCGTTTGAGTTGCTGGTGAATGCGATCATCGGCGTGGTCAACTCGTTCATCGCTTGGAACAATGTGTTCCTCAAAGTGTTCCGTTTCTTCGGAGCGAACCTGAAAGATGTGACGCTGCTCAGCGAGGTGTCGTTCGGCAAGATCGGTGATGCCGCCGAGGATGCCGGAAACCGGGCGAACGCAGCACTTACCAAGTTCGATGTGGCTGAGACTGCGAGATTCCGCCGCCGCATAGCGGAGATCAAGGAGGAGCAGAAGGAGAAGAAAGAAACGTTCGGGGGAACGGCGGTCAAGACTGCAGCCGAGATGCTGAAAGATTACACCGCAGCCCTTCGGGGCGTGACCTCGCAGCAGAAGGATCTCACCAAAGCGAGCGCAGCCACAGCCGAGGCCCAGAGAGCCCTCGGGAACGCAACCGAGGGAGTCAGGGTCGCCCAAGCACAGTTCAATCTGGTGACTCAGGGCTACCCGAAGGAGTCGAGGAAGGCTCAGGAGGCGACTCGGGCTCTGGAGGATGCCAACAGGCGGCTT